TTTAAAAAATTATACAATGCCTCGGATGTCACAAAGAGAAATAGAAATGGTCAAACAAAATCTGGATTATACTCTCTTTTTATCCCAATGGAATGGAACTACGAAGGATTTATTGACGAGCATGGAGTTCCAGTCTTTACTACTCCTGATATCGACAGACTTGCGCCAGACGGTGAATTAATAGACGTAGGTGTAATAGATAGTTGGCAAAATGAAGTTGATGGCTTAAAAGGAGATCACGATGCTTTAAATGAGTTCTATCGTCAATTCCCCAGAACGACTGAACACGCGTTTAGAGACGAGAGTAAAAATAGTATATTCAATCTTGTTAAGATATATGAGCAGATAGATTATAACGAAGAGATGTCTAGGACCTTAGGGGTTACAAAGGGTAATTTTCAATGGGTTAATGGAGTAAAAGATTCTCAAGTTATATTTTATCCAGATCCAAAAGGAAGATTTAAAGTTAGTTGGGTTCCACCGGCACATTTACAAAATAAGATAGTGCTGAAAAATGGCGTAAAATATCCTGGCAACGAACACATGGGGGCATTTGGCTGTGACTCTTATGATATATCAGGAACCGTTGATGGAAAGGGATCTAAAGGAGCTTTACATGGTCTAACTAAGTTCAGCATGGAAGACGCACCCGCAAATAGTTTTTTCTTAGAATATTTATCAAGACCACCAACTGCTGAGATGTTTTTTGAAGACATGTTGATGGCGGTAGTATTTTACGGAATGCCAATATTAGCGGAGAACAATAAACCTAGATTATTATATTACTTAAGAAGAAGAGGATATAGAGGTTTCTCTATGAATAGACCAGATAAAGTATGGAATAAACTATCTGTAGCAGAAAAAGAAGTTGGAGGAATCCCTAATTCTAGCGAAGATATAAAACAAGCTCACGCGGCCGCTATTGAGATGTATATACAAGGACACGTTGGCTTGCAACAAGATGGGAGTTTTGGAGATTTATATTTCAATGAGTTGTTAAATGATTGGAGTAGATTTGATATTAATAAGAGAACAAAGTTTGATGCAACAATAAGTTCTGGTTTAGCTATAATGGCAAATAATAGACATTTATACGCTCCAAATGCAAAGGTTGAAAAACCGAAATTAAACATACATATTTCCAAGTACGCAAATAAAGGTAATATATCAAAAATAATAGAAAAATAAAATATGTCAAGATTTATAAACCGTCATTTTCCTAGTCAAGTAGTAAGCGATGTAGAAAAAATTAGCTATGAGTATGGTTTAAAAGTTGGAAAAGCTATTGAAGCAGAATGGTTTGATGGTAATTCTAGTAGATGGACTAACAATAGTAACAACTTTCACAATTTAAGATTATATGCTAGAGGCGAACAATCTATTCAAAAGTATAAGGATGAGTTATCTATTAACGGTGATTTGTCCTATTTAAATTTAGATTGGAAACCAGTTCCAATTATACCTAAATTTGTGGATATTCTAGTAAATGGAATGACACAAAGAAACTATGATATAAAAGCATATTCTCAGGATCCATTTGGTGTTAACAAGAGAACAAACTATATGGACGCTATATTGAAAGATATGCGTAGGAAAGAATTAAATGATTATGCTCAACAAGCTTTTGGTGTTAATTTATATAGTAGTGATCCAGATGATCTTCCAGAAACAGAAGAAGAGCTAAAGTTACACATGCAACTTACATACAAACAGGGTGTTGAGTTAGCGGAAGAACAAGCGTTAAATACTTTATTTGAAGGTAGTAATTATGATTTAATCAGAAAACGCTATTACTACGATTTAGCAACCATTGGTATTGGCGCGGTTAAAACCTCTTTTAATACCTCCGAAGGAGTTGTTATAGATTATGTAGACCCTGTTAACCTAGTTTACTCTCACACAGATTCCCCTTATTTTGATGATATATATTATGTTGGTGAAGTTAAAACTATTCCTATAAATGAATTAATTAAACAATTCCCATTCTTAGAACACGAAGATCTTGAAGAAATATTAAAGAAAAAAACCTTTAATAGAAATAATTATTATTCTAGACACGAGAAAGATGAGAACACTATACAAGTTCTATACTTTAATTATAAAACTTATATGAACGAAGTTTACAAAGTAAAAGAAACTGGTAGTGGTGCTGAGAAATTAATAGAAAAAGATGATACTTTTAACCCACCTGAATCAATGGAAGGGGGATACAGTAAAGTAGCTAGATCTATAGAATGCTTATATGATGGGGCTATGATTCTTGGTACTGATAAATTACTTAAATGGGAAATGTCAAAGAATATGATGCGTCCTAAAAGTGATTATACTAAAGTTAAAATGAATTATTCTATAGTAGCGCCAAGAATGTATGAAGGACGTATAGAGTCTATTGTGAGTAGGATAACTGGTTTTGCTGACATGATACAATTAACCCACTTAAAATTACAACAAGTATTATCAAGAATGGTTCCAGATGGTGTTTATCTTGATGCTGATGGATTAGCTGAAATCGATCTAGGTAACGGGACAAACTATAATCCCCAAGAAGCTTTAAACATGTACTTCCAGACGGGTTCTGTTATTGGTAGGTCATTTACTTCTGAAGGAGATCAAAATCCAGGAAAAATACCGATTCAAGAAATACACGGAGGACAAGGTGCTGGTAATAAAATGCAAGCTCTTATAGGTAATTACAATTATTACTTACAAATGATAAGAGATGTGACTGGGCTTAATGAAGCTAGAGATGGTAGTGTTCCAGATAAATACTCTCTAGTAGGCGTGCAAAAGTTAGCAGCCGCAAATTCAAATGTCGCGACAAGACATATCTTACAGAGTGGTTTGTTTTTAACAGCAGAAGTTGCGGAATGTTTATCGCTTAGAATATCTGATATATTAGAATACTCTCCCACTGCAGAAGCTTTTATTAGGAGTATAGGTATGCATAATGTCGCTACCCTAAAAGAAATAAGCAATTTACATTTGTATGATTTTGGTATATTTATAGAATTAGCTCCAGACGAAGAAGAACAACAATTACTTGAAAATAATATTCAAATAGCACTACAACAGGGTTCTATTGATCTTGAGGATGCGATTGATATAAGAGAAATTAAAAGCGTAAAACTTGCTAATCAAGTGTTAAAGATTAGAAGAAAGAAGAAAATGGAACGAGATCAACAAATGCAACAAGAGAATATTCAGGCTCAAGCCCAAGCAAATGCACAACAACAACAAGCCGCTGCACAAGCTGAGGTTCAAAAACAACAAGCTTTAACTCAAAGTCAAATTCAATTAGAACAAGCAAAATCACAAATGAAGTCTCAATCATTGTCTCACGAGGGTGAGATAAAGAAACAATTGATGGAACTAGAGTTCCAATACAATATGCAGTTGAAGAGTAAGGAGGTTGAAGGTGTGCAGGGAAGAGATAGTGAAAAAGAAAATAGAAAAGACGAAAGAACAAAAATACAAGCAACTCAACAGTCCGAGTTGATTGATCAAAGAAACAATCAAAAACCACCTAAAAACTTTGAATCCGCAAGTAATGATACATTAGGAGGGTTTGGTTTAGGACTATAGATTTATTAATTATTATTATATTATATTATGGCAAAGAAAAAAGAAGAGCCAGTCGTGGATAACGAAACTGGATCACTAAAAGTAAAAGAAAAACAAGAGGTGCAACCTACCGGTAACGAAACTAAAGGCGACGTCACTAAAGTTAAAGAAAAAATGACAATGAAACCTATAGTTGAAGAGCAATCTGTGACCAAGGTTAGTTTAGATAAACCAACAGTAGTAGAAGAAGATATTACTCAAGAATCTACACCCCAACAAGTGGAAAATGTAGAACCAACTAAAGAAGAGGTGTCTGCTCTAGAAGAAGTAACTAATGAAGATAAAACAGAAGAGATAGTAGAAACTGTTAAAGAAATAGTAAAAGATTCTACAGAGAAAAGAGAGCCGCTTCCTGATGGAATCCAAAAACTAGTTAGTTTTATGGATGAAACTGGTGGTGATATTAATGATTACGTAAAGCTTAATCAAGACTATTCCGAATTAGACAATCAAGATCTATTACGTGAATACTACACCCAAACAAAACCCCATTTAAATGGTGAAGAAATAAACTTTCTTATGGAAGATCAATTCTCATATGATGAAGAATTAGATGATGAAAAAGAAATTAAAAGAAAAAAATTAGCGTTAAAAGAGCAAGTTGCCAACGCTAAAACTCAATTGGAAGAGACCAAATCCAAATACTATAAGGACATTAAAAATGGTTCAAAGCTTACGAGTGAGCAACAAGAAGCAATTAATTTCTTTAATAGGTACAACAAGGAAGAAGCAGAAAACAAGCAAAGCGCAGAAGAGCGTATTTCTATTTTTCAAGAAAAAACTAATAATGTTTTTAACGACGAATTCAAAGGTTTTGAATATGATGTCGGGGATAAAAAGTATAGATACAATGTTCGGGATGCTGAAAAAGTTGGAGAAAATCAAAGCGACATAAGTAATTTCATCGGAAAGTTTCTTGATGAAAATAATACTATGAAAGACGCTGAAGGTTATCATAAATCACTTTTTACAGCAAATAACGCTGATGCAATTGCGAAACATTTTTACGAACAAGGAAAATCAGATGCTATTAAACAAAGTGTTGAAAAGGGGAAAAACATTAGTATGGAACCTAGACAAGCACACGGTGAGGTACAAGCTGGTGGAATTAAAGTAAAAGTGCTGGGTGATAATACTGCTGATTTTAAGTTTAAAATTAAAAACAAAAAATAACAATTTAAAATAAAAAATTATGGCAATTACTAATGGAGATAATTTGAACACGGTATTACCTGCAAACGCACAGGTGTTATCGACAAATTATCTAGATTTAGCTGGGACGGCCGATGAAGGTTGGGCCCAACAATATTTACCAGATCTTATGGAGAAAGAAGCTGAAGTTTTCGGACCGAGAACTATTTCAGGTTTTCTTTCACAAGTTGGAGCTGAAGAGGCGATGCAAGGTGATCAAGTTGTATGGTCTGAACAAGGAAGGTTACATATTTCTTATACAGGAAAAGTAAGTTCTGTATCTGGTGGTGGTGTTACATCGGCAGGTGAGATTGAAATTGAAAATGACATTGATGGTAATGACATTGGTACTGATCACGCTATTAGAACTAATGATACAGTTATTCTAGCTAGTGCTACTGGCGTATGTAAAGCTATTGTTTCAGAAGCGGTGGTTGGTTCTGCTGTTATTGAAGTTGCTCCTTATGGTTTAGCTGATTTAACTGCGGCTGGTATTACACAAACTGCAGCTGACTCAGTGACTATACTAGTTTACGGTTCTGAATATGGAAAAGGACAAAGCTATCAAGATGCAGCTGGTACTGGTACTACTGATCAAAGAGGCGCTAACGAACCTTCTTTCAAAAGTTTTTCTAACAAACCGATTATCTTAAAAGATTACTACGAAGTATCAGGTTCTGATACAGCTAGAGTTGGTTGGGTTGAGATTACTTCTGAAACAGGTGGTTCTGGTTACGCTTGGTATTTAAAAGCAGAATCTGACACAAGAGCACGTTTCAATGATTACTTAGAAATGGCGATGTTAGAGGGAGTGAGTTCTATTCCAGGTACTGATGAAGCTGATTCCGTTGTTCACACGGCTGGTTTTAACACTGGTACACAGGGATTATTTGATGCTATTGAAGATAGAGGTAATTTAACTTCTGGTATCACTGGTGTTAATGCTGCTACTGATTTAGCTGAATTTGATGCTATCTTAGCTGAATTTGACAAGCAAGGTGCTATTGAAGAAAATATGATGTTTGTTAATAGAGCTACGTCTCTAGCAATGGATGACATGTTAGCTTCTATGAATTCTTACGGAGCTGGTGGTACTTCTTACGGAGTATTCAACAACTCAGAAGACATGGCGCTTAATTTAGGTTTCTCTGGATTTAGACGTGGATCTTACGATTTCTACAAATCTGACTTTAGATACTTAAACGA